GTGTAGGTTGGTGTCATCTTAGCGTCTAGCTGCGTTTGAATCGCGCTAGTCACACCGTCAACGTAGTTAAGCTCTACGCTCGTTGCAGTAACGCCAAGATCGGATAGCTGCCGCGCCAGTGGAAAGCCACCAGCCGTAGAGCCATCGTGGACAACAACAACATCTTTGTCCGTATCTACTGTGACCTCACCGACCGCGCCTGTGAACGTGCTGTGTTGGCTAGTTGAACCGCGTCTGAATTGTACTTGCTTTGCCATTATGCAATGCTCCCGTAATCATCTAATGATGCGACTGTGCCAGTGATAAGGCCATAATCTTCATCAAGTGCTAAATCTTCAGCGGTTGCCGTTATCATCACAATAGCTGAACCTGATAGGCTTATGGCCGCATCAGAATTGTTGCTTTCACTGACTGTGCGTGAAAGTGTAGTTCCGCTTGCCGTGTAGACACCAGAACCGACCTCCCAATTACTGCCGTCCTCAATCAGATAACGTACTGTGTCACCGTCCGACACACCCCCATCGGCAAAAGACTGATAACCAGTTTCTGCCGACCCAAGGGTGATTGTGCCAGTTCCTGTTGTCGCCGTGGCAACCTTTACGCGATTTGCTAGAACGACCATGCGTCACCTTATGCGATTTGTAGAACACCATTTGCTGCGCTGAAGTCTACTGTAAGACTGTCGCCATCGTTTAGCGTCAATGATGAACCGTAATCATAATATCCAATCAACGGATCGGCTGGTGATGTTACTGTATCATTATAAATGTACACATAACGGAACGGGCCAGTAGAACCGCCAGTTGAAGTCAACGTAATGTCAGCCAATACCAACTTATATGTGCCAGATGTTTGGCTTGAAGATGATGTTGTCACATTGCGTGAAGAAAGATTTGTGTAAGCCACTTCAGTGACGTTGCCCAAGATGCCGTTGCCATCCGCTGATGGGTCAGATGTTTCTGATGCTGGGGCTGTATTTGATAGTGCTACAACGATTTGATCGCTTTCCAAGTCCATATTATGGACTGCGTTTTCAACGAAATCGTTCACTTTGTTAAAGGTTGCCATATTACGAACTCCGTAGTTTTAAGCATATGCAAGCGCATTCTAGCGCATTTTAGCCTTCTTGCAAAGGCTAGGTTGGTTTAGTTGGCCAAGTTGGGTTTCTTGGGTCTGTGGTGTTTGCGGGAAGATCACGCAAGGCTTGGCGGTAAGTGGCCCATTCTTGCTTTTTTGTATTGTCCAACGGACTGTCATTAAACTGCGTCCAATCTGATGATGCAAGCAAATCATCCCTTTGTGATCTTAAAGATTGCATGTCCAAGGCATCTTGTTCTGCGTCAGTTGGGCCAGAGAATGTATCTGTGGCCGCATCATAATACCAATGCAGTTGATCTATGTAATCATCTGATTGAACTTCAGCAAAACCAGAAGCGGGTGTGCTTGACTTATTAGACCAACCAGAAATTGCACCAGTTGTAATGTTATATGTTACATACATCTTGCTGCCCCTACTTGGTAAACTCAATCACAGAGAACGAATATCTATCCGCTGACATTTCATCTTCATCAGGACTGCCGCCGCTGAAGTAAAACCCCATCGTGGCAGTTCCAGAAACTGCACTCTCAATAGCTAATGCCGCCGTGAAAGTGGCTGTGTTGTTTTGGCCATTCAAAGTAACCGCACCAGTTTGCACAGTATTGGTACACGGTGACGTTACCACTGTTGAGCCATCATAAAGCACGAAATAACAAGTATTCATACCACTAGGATCGCTGCCAGAGTTCTTTTCAATAGTAAGCGTGGCGGTTCCGATTAAAGTTGAACCTGCTACTATACCCGAAAGGGAAGCATAGTTATTGTAACGATACATAGTCTGTGCGCCAAAGCCAAGTGCTGTACGAATATCCGTAGTGGAGTCGGCTGTCGAAGTAGCATCAAATTGGCTTGTGTCACCACCAGTAACCACGTCTGCAAAAGTAAGCCCGGGTAATCGTTCTACACTAATAGTTCCCGCTGTAATATCACTGGCGTCTAGTGTCCCACGAATGGTGGCATTCTGGAACTCTGCATTACCTGTATCACGTTCAATGCGCCACCCAGACGACCCAGAAATATAGTTGTCACTTTCTAGGTCATCTGTGATCTGGAATGCACCATCAGGCGTAGAGAATGTGATGGTTTCATTATCATCAGCGTCATACTCAACTTTATACTTTGATGACCATTCCTTTACCGTTGTGCTTGTTGCATCCACACGCGGTTGTGTTTCTGCCCAACCAGATGTCAAACCCGAAAAGCTAAGTGTGCTTTCACTAAAGCTGGATGCACTGGGTGTGCTTGGCGATGATGCCTGTAGTGTCTGATAGTAAACCTTACCAGTGTAAATTCTGGTATCGCTGTCAACGCCGCTAACAGGCGCATCTGTTGTAACCGACCCAGATGCAATCGCCGTACTTTCGTTGCCTGTAAAATCAACCGCTGTGACCCAATAATAATATGTCGTGCTTGCTGCCAAACCACCATCAACATATTTGTCTGATCCAGAAAACGCGATTGCTGTAGAGGGTTGGCTATTACTTGTGTTGCGGTAGACATTATAACCCTTCAGATCATATAGGGTTGACGCATCACTATCTGTTGTTGGCGCAGTCCAATCAAGCGTCACAATCTTTGGCCCACCTGTAGCGGAAAGCCCCGTCACTGGCGAAGGTGCCGTGCTATCGCCGCCATGCGTGTAAGGTGAAGCCGCGACAAAGGAACCACGAATGCCGCTTACGGTCATGCCTCTCACGCGAACATTATACTGCGTGCCAGTTTCTAGCGGCCCAATCGTTACAGATGTGTTGTCGGCTGATATTTGGGTGCGCTGATAGACCGTTTCGTCAACGTCCTTCCACTGAACCTCATAGTGTTCCAGAAACTTATTCGTTGCTGCCGTCCATGAAACTAAGGCTTGACCGACAAACGTACCATCTTGCTGAATATTACCCTTGTCAGTGACGGTAACATTACTAACTGATAGGTTCGCCCCAGCGTTTGTCAGCGTACTATCATTGCCTGTAATGTCGCTTTCTTCTGCACTCCAACTAAATGCGGCAGATGATGTTTCGCGTAGCGTAAGGCCAACCCGTAGATCACCCGCATCCCCGTCATTGCGGAACTTCCAGCCAACTACCTCAAACTCTTTTGCCGACCAGCCATAACGGTCAATCGTCAAAGCAATAATGTCGCCACACTCTACCTCAAAGGCTTCTAGGCCAAAATCAGCCGTGAAGGTCATCTGTTCCCGTGCGCGGAATAGCGTCATCTTTGCTAGACGTTGCGCCGTGGCCGCTGATGTTGTTAGAGGCAGTGCTAGGTCAAGCGCACTTTCTAGCCCGTTATCATCTGCGATAAATGCGGATGATCTAATTTCGGGATAGTCAGCCCGAATGTAACCTTGGTCAGCATCGTTGAAAGTACCGCGCACAATGTTAAAGTTGTCACGGCGACTATGCTTGGTGTCTAAGTTAATCGGGCCGCGCAGATCGTCTAGCGTAAATGTCTTAATTGATGATGTATATTCGCCAACCTTTAGATGCCATTCGCCCTGACCCCAGAACAACGTGCCAGCGCAAGCCGTCATCATGTCGCCAAGGATGTCAGACGGGGTTTGGTCTAGGCTTACAACGCCGTTAATCTCATAGCGGTTTTCACCGCCGCTACCAGCCAAAGTGACATTTTCATCACAAGTGTTTGCTGCCGTCTGGAAATAGGCATCATTCACATCACCCGAATTATCTAGGCCATAAGTGGAAACAAGATAGTCACGAATGCATAACGCCGCATTTGCTGAATACGCCGTTGTGGATGTGCGTGGATCGTAAACCTTCTTACCCTGCACTTTCGCAGTAAATAGCGGCACACCTTCAGCGAAAACGTCCTGATCGTACTCCATACGCACATAAATGTACGCAATACCTTCACCCTTAAAGTCAGATGTAACGGATGTTTCGCTAACTAGATCACTGTCTGCCGTTTGGTTGTTTGCGCCCGTGTGCTTCTTGATACGGATTTTAGAATTGCTGTCACCGTCTTGCCACTTCGCATCAGTAACAAAACCATCCGCATCCAATGTGACGGTTTCATCATTGATGTAAATGTCGCCAATGCTGTTCACTTCATGGCCAGCAAGCACAATAATCTGGTGCAAGTATTGGTTTGTATCGCCAGTGCTTTCGATGAATGTAACTGTGCCGCCCTTACGGATTTCACCGTAGACTATCTGTTGTGGCGCAGTAGCTTCACGGGCGTTAACCAGTAAACCACGCGATCCAGCACCGCCAAATGAAGGCTTGGGAGCAAGTGCGCGTAATGCCCATGATGTTACGGCAGTGATTGCGATATAGCCGACAACAAAGGATGCAATCGCGCTAGTAGCTAAAGTTGTTGCGCCTAATGATTTAAGAATAAATGCGCCAACTGTTGTCGGGTCACGCGGCACACGATCCCAATCGTTCCAATGCTTAACTGTGAAATCGCCTAGCCTGTATTTCATGCCTTAACCCATGCATTCGTGATGAAGTCTATCTGCGTAGAAACTACACCCTTTTCCCCTACAAAGATAGCCTTTGTGCCTATTGCTATGCCCATCGCTTCGCCGATCACCCATC